ACACAATCTAGTTATTGAAGGTTACGATTTCAAATTGGAAGTTGAGTGCGAAGATTTTGCTTTTATCGCTGCTATCCAAGAATTTGTAGCTTCTATTGTTGCTGATGCTGAAGAAGAGTACGAAATCGTGTGGGAAGACGAGACAGAAGACGAAATCGAAGAGTAATTAAATTAACCTAGTGGGGATTAGTCTCCATTAGGTTACTTAATGTGTTACTTTGTGTCTAGTATTGCTTTACATTAATTACTTCACCTCGGAACTGGATAGTGTCTTTGGTGTGAACCATAGCCAGTTCTGGCATTAACATGACACCATTTTTAAAGGTGAGAATGGCAAACCCTGATCTCCAGTTGACAGGGTTTTGTTCTACATAATCAAACTGTGGGCCGTAAATGTCTGCCAAAGTACCTGTATCGACTCCGTACCTGATTCCGTTGTAGTCGGTATAGGGTGTTACTTTAAGTGAGTGTAGATGCCCTGTAACCATGCTAACCCCGCTTGTTGCCGTATTATTGTGGGTAGCGTGTATTCCCCCCTTATTGCGGTGTTTGACGATTACAGACTCATTTAACCATACTGACCAACAGGGTTTCCAAGATGGAAAATGATCTTTTAGATTAAATCCAGCAACCTTTTCATACATTGGAGCATGAGAGGATAGATAGGTAGAAAACCTAGCATCATGATTACCAAAGCTCCAATATAAATGTACGTTATGTCTTATGGCTTTAGCAACTTCTTCTATTTCACCCATTGATGCAGAACAGGCTTTTAATTCTTCTACAACTGAAGGTTCTCTGCCTGAACCCCACATAATTGATTTATGAGTGCTACAACTTGATCCATCAAATACATCCCCGTTAGCTATAACTGCCTTGGGTGCTAATGTGGATATTGCCCATAGTAAACCTTTAAATGCCGTGGTACGGATGCCAGGCCAAAAATGAGCATCTGAGAATACGACTACTGATCCGTTAAGTATGCCAAGGTCTATCTTTCTTTCTATCTTATGATAATCCACATGACCAGTTGGAATTACAAAACCCTTTTCTTCCATTCTTTGCTTTCTTCGCACTAGATTTCTTAAATCTACCTTAAGAAACTTTGCTGCTGCTTTAGCACTTCCGTGTTTTTGAAATGCTTCGAGAATCTCTTCATCAGTATGTTTTATCATATAAACTTGAAGTAAAGAATTAACTGTCGTTTATAACATTAATTTGTTACAATTCAAACCACTTGACAAACGCATTTATGATGCGAAAATAAAGATTCCAATTTTTTTAAGGATATAAAATGGGATACTACGGTAAAGAAAAAATGCCTAAAGGCGTTGCCGCTTCTGATCGCTCTGGCGAAAAGATGGGTAGTGAAAAAGGCCCAAACAGCACAAAGGGAACACCCGGCATGACTGGCGAAAAGATGCCTAAAGGCGTTAACGCAAGTGATATGTCTGGTGAGCGCAAAGCTAAACTAGTCGGTGGTGTAGGCATGGGTAAAGCAGACACAATCGGTATGCGTGATGGCAGCCACATGGGTAAAAATGATGGTCGTACTGGTGAGTTCAACACAGGTTCTAGCGAATCTGAGTGCTATACTCACGAGCGTGTGCCTCACGTTCAAGATAGAATGTAAAATAGCGAAACCCCACAACATTGTGTCGATGCGTGGGGTTTCTAGCCAAAGTAAGTAAGGAGACTTAAATTGGATAAAGAGAATTGTAAGTTATGTAGATTCTTTGATCTACAAAATAATCAAACATTGGGTCAATGCAGAAGATACCCAACGTATATGAACAGGCATCAAAATGAATGGTGCGGTGAGTTTAGGTTTCATTTTGAAAGAGATGCAGTTGCCGAAAAAGCGACTTTAGCCCCAGCCCAAGTGGTTGGGGACTTTTCTGCTGATGTAGCAGAAGCTAGAGAAGTTTTGAAGCCAAAAAACAACAAACTTAGTCGGAGGCAAGTACCATGAAGCCAATCCGAGACAAGATCATTGTCAAACCCATACCAAGAATTGTATCTACTTTGTATATACAAACCGCTGAAGCTGACTCCATTGGTCACGTTGTAGCAGTCGGTGACGAAGCTGCAGACGAGGGGCTAAAAGTAGGTGATAAGATATACTTTGGAACACTTGCAGAAGATTACAAGGACGAGTATCTTAAATACTTTGAGTTCAAGGATGATGGCGAAAAGCTAATTGTTATGAGCTGGAAGGACGTTTGTTTTGTGGAGGAACAAGATGAGTAAACCTGGACTATATGCCAATATCCATGCTAAACAAGAGCGCATCAAGAAAGAAAAGGCAGAAGGTAAGCCTGTGGAAAAGATGAGAAAGCCTGGTTCAAAGGGTGCGCCAACTGCTGCAGCGTTCAAACAATCTGCTAAGACTGCCAAAAAATGACCAAAAAGCACGATAAACCCATTGAGCACAAGACCACAGGTAAGGGTAAAACCTACAATCCTACGGAAAAAGGCGCTGGAATGACGGCAAAAGGTCGTGCAGAGTACAACGCTAAGAACGGATCGCACTTGAAAGCACCAGCACCAAGCCCCAAAACAGAGAAAGACAAGGCAAGAAAAGATTCTTTCTGTGCGAGGATGGAAGGTGTAGTCAAAAACGCTAAAGGCCCAGCGGAAAGGGCTAAAGCATCACTTAAAAACTGGAAATGTTAAAATGCCATTAATCAAATCAACCAAACCCGAAGCGTTCAAAAAGAACATTAAAGCTGAAATCAAGGCTGGTAAACCTGTAAAACAGGCAGTTGCGATTGCATATTCTGAAAAACGTGAGGCTGAAAAAGCCAAGAAAAAGAAATGAAAGCAAGTTTAGCTGTCCATTTACTGATTGCAATGGGTGTAGATGAACACCTATTTATGAAATGGCAATCAGGCGCAAATCCACATTCAACGAAAAAAGGCCCAGGCCGTAAACACTCACAAGGTAAAAAATGAAATTTGAATTAGAAATCCAAGAAGTTAACTTAATCATTACTGCTTTAGAGCACAAGAGCAGAGACACACAGTTGTTATTAACGAAGATAATGAAGTCAGCACAAGAGCAAATGCCTGTACCAAAACTGGATGCAGAACCAGTAGAAAACACTCCTGTTAATAACTAAAAGTAATAAAGAAATCAAATATTTAGGGATTACAGTAATATGCCAGTAGGAGCGCCACTCGGAAACAAAAATGGGAACAAGTCTCGCATTTTTTCCGATCGTCTGCGAATGACATTATTGCAAGAGCCACACAGATTGGTTAAGGTCGCAGAACAGTTAATCAGTCAAGCAGAAAGCGGAGAGCCTTGGGCAATAAAAGAACTCATGGATCGTTTAGAGGGCAAGGCTATTCAGGCAACGAGCATAGAAAACGCAGATGGTTCTCCGATAATGCAGAATATCCAAGTGTCATTTGTAGCGCCTAATGGAACAGAGTGAAATCCAAGCTGCGATCACCAAGGCAGAGTTTCCTGTCAAACTACAATGCCTGTTTGAAAAATCCCGCTACAAGTGCATCTTTGGCGGTAGAGGATCGGCAAAGAGCTGGTCGGTCGCACGAGCATTGCTTATCTTGGGGGCAAAGCAAGTACACAGAATACTTTGTGCTCGTGAATTTCAAAACTCCATATCTCAGTCGGTTCATAAGTTATTGAGCGACCAGATTGTAGATTTGGGTCTGATTGGGTTTTATGAGATAACTGAGCGAACAATCCGAGGCAAAAACGGCACAGAATTCAATTTTGTTGGCCTGAAAAACAATCCACACAATATTAAATCCTACGAGGGTTGCACAATTGTCTGGGTAGAAGAGGCTCAGGCGGTATCAGCTAGGTCTTGGGATATTCTGATTCCTACGATTCGTTCTAAAGATTCTGAAATCTGGATCACAATGAACCCAGAATTAGAATCGGATGCAACTTACCAGCGGTTTATATTACATCCACCTGAAAATTGCATTACACAAAAGGTCAACTGGTCAGATAACCCTTGGTTTCCTGAAGTATTGGACTATGAGCGCAGAACTCTGCAATCCAGAGATATTGAGGCTTACAACACAGTCTGGGAAGGATTGTGTAGGCAGACTGTAGATGGAGCTGTGTTTGCCAAAGAGATGCAAATGGCAGAGCTGGAAGAGCGAATCACTAAAGTTAGATACGATCCTACTAGACCAGTTATTGCAGTTTTTGACCTTGGCTGGGCAGACAGTACATCTATTTGGTTTGTCCAATTCATTGCGCAGGAGATAAGGCTAATCCGCTATATTGAGGACAATCAACAGACAATCAGCCATTATTTAGCGCTTATGCAGACTTACGGTTACGTTTATGATACTTTATGGTTGCCACATGATGCACAAAACCGAACCATCGGATCAAACGGACGGTCCATCGAGGAAATTGTCAGAGCTGCAGGATTTAAAACAAAAATCATCCCTAGAACTCCTATCGCAGACTCTATTAATGCAGCAAGAACTATATTCAGAAACTGCTATTTTGACCGAGATAATTGCTATGATGGACTCCAATGTCTCAGGCATTACAAATACGAAGTAGACCCAGATACAAAGCAATTCAGCAGAAACCCTTTGCACGACCAGTATTCGCATGGTGCTGATGCGTTTAGGTACATTGGTCTTGGAGTACAGGAAACTAGACCAAAACGTGCAAAACAAGTAAACTATGCACCACCACAATCATGGATGGCACTATAAATGGCATACGACTCAAACACAGACGATTACGATCCAATAATTGAGGAAGCTAAACAGTTCCTGAAGTTTGCCAATGATGCGGACACAATGAACAGGCAAGAAGCGCTTGAGGATTTAAAATTTGCATCTGGCGGGGATCAATGGCCAGTAGACCTCCAAAACAGTAGAAATCTTGAATCTCGTCCAGTTCTTACCATTAATAAGCTCGATGGCTATTGTCGTCAAGTTACAAATCAGCAACGTCAACAACGTCCGAGAATCAAGGTACATGCGACTAATACGCAGGAAGATGCTGCGGAAGCTAAGGTCGTTCAGGGCATGATTCGACATATTGAAGTCAACTCCAATGCTGATAACGCTTACGATAACGCTTATAACTACGCAGTTCGCATGGGTTGGGGTTACTGGCGTGTGGATCATAGATATGTGCGTGAGGACTCATTCGATCAGGAAATATTTATTGATCCGATTGACAATCCATTTACAGTCTATTTAGACCCAAACAGTATTGCGGTCGATGGCTCAGACCAAGAGCGTTGTTTAATAACTACAATGATGCCTAAGACTACATTCAGGGAGCTGTATCCCGATGTGGATGAAACATCTTTCTTAAGTCGTGGAACTGGAGATACGCAAAGCGAATGGATTACCAAAGAAGACATAAGAGTAGCAGAGTATTGGTACACAGTCAGAGAACCCGCAACTCTATATCAGCTCTCCGATGGTTCTACACGATTTGCAGAAGGTAAAGACTTCTTTGACAGAATTGAACGTGCTGGGCTATTTGTTGTTAACGAGCGTAAATCTATTAAGCGCACGATTAAATGGAAAAAGCTAACAGCTACTGCGGTGCTAGAGGAGCGTGATTGGCCTGGTTATTACATCCCAATTGTTCCAGTTTACGGACGGCACGTTGTAATCGGGGACAAGCGCAAGAAGTTTGGAATGGTTCGTCATGCCAAAGATGCGCAAAGAATGTACAACTTCTGGGTAACATCACTTACAGAATCTGTAGCACTTGCACCTAAAGCCAAGTGGATCATGGCTGAAGGACAGGACGAAGGACACGAGTTAGATTGGGCTGCAGCAAACATCAAGTCGATGGCGACATTGCGTTATAAGCAGACCGATATTGATGGTAACCCAGCGCCTCCTCCACAAAGACTTCAACCAGAACCGCCTCCAGCTGGAGTGATGGCTGCAGCGCAAGAGATCAATAGCGACATGGCAACGATCATCGGAATATATGATCCAAGCCAACAACTGCCAGGTAATATGTCTGGTAAAGCGCTGAATGGTCAGCAAATGCAAGTTGATTTGACTAACTTTGACTTGTACGATAACTTGACTAAATCTATTGCGTACACAGGCAAGATTATCCTAGACTTAATTCCTAAGATTTACGATACCGAGCGCATTATGCGTATTATTGGTGATGATGGTAAACCTGATCTACTCACAATTAACGAGCGCACAGCAGTTGGCAAGGTCAAAAATGATGTAACTGTTGGTCAATATGACGTGGTGATGGAAACTGGCCCAGGTTACAACTCCAAGCGCCAAGAAGCGGTTGATGCCATGATGCCATTATTGCAAGGCAACGAGCAACTATTTAATGCTGCTGCCGATCTGGTTTTTAGGAATATGGATTTCCCTGGCGCAGAAACAATTGCAGACAGACTTGCAGCGCTTAACCCAATGGCGCAGATTGACGAACATTCAGACATACCGCCTGAAGTGCAAATCAAGCTCAAGGCAGCGCAAGGCCAAGTTCAACAGATGCAACAACAGATGCAGGCTATGCAGTTGGCTATGAAACAGCGCTCAGATATAGAAGGCGTTAAGCAACAGGCAGAAACACAAAGAGAATTGATGCGCCAGACTGCAAAAGCGCACAATACAGAATTAATGGCTCAAGCAAGGGTTCATGATGTCAATACTAAGGCGATTACGTCGCAAAACAGAAGTGAAATTGAAGCGATTTCAGATTTACTTTTGCACCACATGGACACGGCAAGATTAGAGCGTGAGATACAAATGCGAAATCGTGAACAGTATCAGGCTATTGCCGAGGCTGACCGATCCATCATGCCAAATATTCAACAATAATTGACAGTATAATTACTTTCAGTTATATTGACTAAACCTTACCTGTGAGGTACACAGGGCAAATTCTTAGGGAATACCTATGTCTAGTGAAAGAGAAGCAAGTAATGTACTTACTAGCGAAAATTCGGGCGAGTTTTATGCTAATAAACTTGGTTTAGCTACGGAAGCTCCTGTCGAGGCGGTTGAAACCGAGCCGACAGTTGAGGATACTCCGCAGAGTGAACCAGTTGCAGACGAACCCAAACCA